CTTGCACTCTCTAAAATCAACTCTTGGTTTTCTTGCCACCAGTCCACTAAACCGCCGACAATGCCCATAACAAAGTCAGATACTGATTCCACCACTGTCATAACAACGTTTTTAATTTCTTCCCAAACCACACCAACAATTTCTCTAAATCTTTCATTTTCGTTGTATAGCGCCACGAATATAGCTATTAACCCTGCTATTGCTGCAACAACTGCAACTACTGGCCACGATATAGCTCCGATTGCAGAAGCTAAAATACCAGCCGCTCCTTTTATTAGACCAAAAACCTTAAATGCACCTATCCCTATTTTAATCAACTTACTTACAGCCAATAATACTGGACCAGCAACTACGGCTATTTCCGCAATTCTTGTAATTAGTTCTTTTGTTTCATCATCTAGATTTATCCACCAGTTAATGGCGTTTTTAATACTATCAATTGCTTTGGTGAGTGTGCCACCTATCACTTGTCCAGCATCAGCGAACCATTCCCTTACATCATCAGTTCGGATAAACTCTAAAAATTCTGCTAGAGCTTCTTTTGATTGTTCAAATACCCCACCTAACATGATTTCACCTAAAATACCAATGTTGGATTTAGTCCTTGATACAATACCTTCCCAGCTACTAGCATAAGCATCTGACATATTACCAGCAAAGTCCTCCATGACGTCTAAAAACTGGTCCGATGTGACCTCTCCAGCTGTAACCAACTCTCTAAACGCTGGTAATGGTACACCTAAACTTTTAGCCATTGCTTGTGCAAATCCTGGCATACCATCTTCAATCATGTTTAATTCTTGGGTCATTAATCGACCGCCACCCTGAACACGGTTAAATATCTGTGCCATACTTCCCACGTCTCGACCAGCACCGACGGCCGCATCACCAACCAATTTGATGTATCTTTCCAGTTCAGCACCTTCTTTTACTCCTGCAGCTAAACCACCGGCTGCTATTGATACACCCTCAGCCATCGTTGTTACTGTTCCTTGGATCGAATCGCTAACTAATTTCGTTATTCTATCGACTGATTTGGCATCATAACCTAAACCTTGTAATTTTGCTCTTGCTGAATCTAAACCCGTTAGTCTACCCCAACCAAGCGAAGTAACAATTCCACCTACTGCAGTTGCAGCTGCTATTGCTGGTGCAGTGATATATTTAGTTAGGTTTTTACCTGTTTTACTTAAAGAGTTAGATATTTCAGATGCAATGTTTTTTCCTGCTACCTTTCCAGCTTTAGTCGCTTCTGGGTTCAAGTTTTTTTGTATAGATCCACTAATGCCCTTAGCCGATGGCATAATCTGCACATATGCTTTCCCTAGTTCAGTTGCCATTTACTCACCCCCAACCAGTCGTTTTCTCATTTCCATAAAGTCCTCGCCAGAATCAAACACGATTACATCTTTTTTGTTTTCTTGCTTATTTCCGGTTAATAGATCAACTAGCATATTTGGTCTATTCGTGCCCTTTTGACCATCTTCAGTCTGGAACCAAATAAGCGTGCTAAGTCTATCTGATATACCAGCCAACAATAGAGTATCTAGCGGTACTAAATGACCGCTAAGTTTCATTTTTATTCTCGAATCGTCTCTTAAACCTAAAGAAAAAACAGCCACCCTTGTTGGAGGTAGCTGTTTATAATCGTATATTCGATATGTTTCAGCAAGGTCGCAAATTAATGCGTCCTCGTCTAAATTAATCATCCTGGCAAGGATTAGGAGTTTTTTGTTTCGTTTTGACTGTTGAAAATCTCCATGATTTCTTCGGACATCTTATCCGTTGGAACAGTACCGTTTTCTGTTCTAAGGTGGTTTTTTAATCGGTCTGCCTGCTCTTTTCCTAATAGTAAATTTACAACTCTAGCAATCAATAAAGGATTTTCCTCAAGTTCTCCTAAAACTTCGACTAGCTCGTAGTTATTTAAATTTTCTTCTAGGATTTCATATTCAAATCCCGATTTCGTTTTACCTTTAATCATTGTTTATCCCCCTATGGCGTTGGTTTTTGAATATATTCGTAGTGTGTGTTTCCTTGCTCGTCAGGTAACGCTTGTACAGTTGTTTCATAGCCAATTGCATCAGCATCAGCATAATTGATCTCACCAATTTCTGATACTTTACCGCAAGGAATAACAATTCGTTTTAAATTGCCACCTTTTAAAATCATATCGATTACAAGTGAGTGTTCTTCTAACTCTTTAGAGTTAGCTTTGATAGTGATTCCTGTGTCGAGCGTTCCCGTGACGTTATCTTGACCATAAACTTCTTTTAACACATCCACATTCAACGCTTCGATTAAAGTATAGGTAAACGTATCATCTTTAGACGTTTGAACGGTCCCAACTGTGTCACCGCCCCATGCTTTAATTGTCTCACTTTCAGGACTGTTAGCATTAGTCAATCCATCTTCTGAGATGTACCCTAAACTTTTAAAATCCGCATCTAGTTCAGTTGCCGCATCTACTGGTAACGTTGTTCCTAGTGGTGCAGAATATACTGCTCCACCAACTTTCGGTTTGGCTGTTGAAACATTTTCTACTTTACTCATTTTTATAACCTCCTAATAATGTTTAATGTCGAACACCGCTTGGTAACGGTATTCTTTTGTTGTTGTATCCGTAAAATTATAATCACTGTTAAGGGTAACCCCTCTTATTTCATCGAGTTCGATTAAACTTTCGACTGCGTTTTTTACTCTTTCGTTTAATTCTGCTGCTTCATATAGCGATTTTCCATAGGACTGAAAAGCAAATGTTGCTGATTTTAGATGGTTGCTTTTACTGCTTGATGTTTTTTCGAATACGACATAAGATCCCGTTTGTGCGCTTGGCTTTTCAATGTCAACAACTTCTGTTAATTTACTGCTCAAGTGATTTAATACAATAATCTCGATCATTTACTTCACCGACTTTAATAGCGTGTTATTTTTATATGTGTCTCTTACTGCTTGTTCACTACTTGCCCAAACTCTAGCGTTCGCACGGTTTTTTCCGACATGCAAATCTTGTTCATAACCACTACCACTTTTATTTTTAATATTAGTCGCATGTTTTTTTAACACTTCTTGCATGTTTTTAGACTTCATCAAATCAGCTACACCTTTACGATTTAATTCAAACTTAATCATAGTGTTCCACCATCACTTTCTTGTTCCAGTCCAATGGAATTAGATGATCTATCCCCTCAGTCGGAATACCGAATGTTCGCCATCGTTTACCAAAAAAAATAACCTCAGCATCTTCCCAATTGTTCGTATCGCCTTTTGGAATAGCTAAGGTATAGACCGCTTTTTTACCGTCAATATTTAACTGATTAACAATATCATCGGTTGATGTTGGACTTACAAGAACGTTATCAACTTCAATTTCCACATCTTCGAAAATCGGCTTATTAAATGGATCTTTGCCGACTTCTTGCTTATTTATGAGAGTGACCGTTATACCTTTAATATTCATAAGGCTCAATCACCCCATATCGTTGTTTACGTAAACCCAATGCTTTTAATTCATCACGTTTGATAAACAAACCTCCACCAGGGTTAAGAAATGTCCCCTGGACAGAATATCCCAATGCTGACTGTGAATACTGTGTCATTGGTTCGTTTTTTGTAGATGTTAAAAGTGTCCTTGACACAATATCAACCGTTACTGATTTAACGACATCTTTATAAACGTTACTATCCTCTATCATCTGATCAATGTCTTTCCCGACATTTTCAGCTTCTTGCCTTAGTCGATTAGATACAACCGGAAGTAACGATTCAGCTCGTATCTGTTCGTCTGGTGTCATTGGTCGCCAAAGGTTTGTTAAATCATCAATAGTTGCAAATGGTGTCATAATTACACCGCCTTTTATTCAAATGCTTTTGCGATTGTTTCAATGATAACTTCTTTTTTGTCTTTTTCGTTTACTTCAATGTCGTTTTCTTTTGCTAGTTCAATTAATTCTGCTTTGGTCATTGATCCTAAATCGATTTCTTCTTCAACGTATTTTTCTGTTGTTTCAGTTCCTACCGCAGTTTCTTTAACTTCATCAGTTACTAATTTCCAAGCCTCTCCAATAATTTTAGAGGTAGTCTCAATGACTACCCCTGTTTTAACATTTTTGTACTTCATATTAATCACCGTTTTCGCCGTTTTCACCGTTTTCGCCAGTTTCTACAATTCGAGCAAAGTTTTCTGGCAATAAAATGCCCCATCCGATGTAAGCTTCAGCACGTAATAAAATCTCGTTGTAAGCCTTTAGGTCACGACCAGTGTTGTCTGGATCACCGTATTCAATGATTTCCATAGGAATGTTAGCAGCATAACCCCATTTAAACGAGTTGTTAAAGTCACCAACAATTGCATGGTCCTTTTCAACACCTTCTGCGACTGTTACTAGGGTGTTGTTAACATCAACTTTCATTCCATGGAATGATGTAGGGCGACCACCAAAACGGAACTCTTGATACTGCGGTACACCATTGATTGCTACTTTTCCTAGTGCAGATGCCGCTTGATGTGATAAAGCTAAACCGTTAACACTTCCACCGCCAGAAATGACTGTCTGTACAGACGTTTCAATGTCATCCTCGATGTTTCCTGCGTTATATTCAATTACATTATCCGTAACTAGTCCATCAAAGCTATTTGTAGCCTTAAATGATGCATCAGTCATTGAGCGTGGCTCTAAACCGTGTAAAGCTGCAATATCAAACGCTTCTGCAATCTTAACTGCAAAACCGTTAGAAAAAGCACCCAAATAGTTCAATTGCTGTTCTTTTGTAGCGTGGATAAACTCATCTGTGATACGTGCTTGATAAACGAACTTTAAGGGTTTGATAACCTTAGATGTAAGTGTCGCTTTACCTGGTTTCTTTTCTTCACCTTCACCAACAATTTGAGCGTTACCCTCTAAGTTAAAAACAAATTGTTCTGTTCCCGAAAATGGAATAGGCTCTTGATTTGATAAGTTAGCTAATGCCGAGTGTCCTTGTACCTTGCTAAAAATTTCTTTAACTACTGATGCAGGAAATAAACTTCCCGCCTTTAATGAATTATGTGTATTTGCCATATTAATATCTCTCCTTAAAATTTAGTTTTTTCGTGTTAGTTCATCTAACATTTGTTCCAGTTCTCGTTGTTTATCATCTACAGGTGGTTCAGTCGGTTTCAGCGGTAACGGTTTGTTTTTAGGAATTAAATCAACTAACTTTTCAGCATCCGCTTTTATTTCTTCTTCCGTTTCACCGCTTAATCTACCGGCTAATTCAAGCGGTAATCCCGCTTGGATAGCGATGCTAGTTTTTAATTCTTTAAGTTTATAAGTTTCGACTTCTTTCTTTAAATCTTCAACTGACTTTAGTTGTTCGTCTTTACTCGCTAACGATTGTTGCAATTCATTCAGTTGTTGTTCGAGTGTGTTTTTTTCGTTTTTCAATTCTTCATAGTCTGCCGGCTTGACTGCTTGAATTGCTTTACCATGTTCAGCCATCACTTTGTCGATTGCATCTTTTTCTAAACCCAAACTTTGTAGAAACTCTCTGTTCATAAATAATTACCTCCAATTTTAGTTACGATTTGATTACGCAGTTACGTCTGCGACTAGCTTTAATAGTTAACGTCCATAAATGCTAAAAAGACGCAATTAGGCATATAAAAAGCACCTAACGCTTGTCTGCTAGGTGCAAGTTATTCAACTAATTCATATGTTTGTTCGAATATATCGGGTTTACAAGGATAGAACTCACCTTTAACACCTTTGATGATGTAATCACCGAGTTCTGCTATCATAACCCCTTCGAGTGTTTGAATCCTTATTATAGGTTTACCGTCATTGAAATCGGCAGTTACACTACATGTAATCCAATGAAAGACTTGATTTTTATTTTCATCAGTGAATTTCATTGCTTCAATAACAACTGGTTTTTTACGATACTTCGCCAAGTTTTCACCACCTTCTGATTTTACAAGACTAGTCACCCACTAGCTAGGAGATAATGGATCACCTCCAAATTATTCTTTTGAAATATAAACAGATTGTTTCTCACCGTGTTTTCTTAACTGTTCCAAATCAATAGAACTATCAAATTTAATCACTTTAGGTTCAGATAGTTTATTAAATTTCTGCAATTCTTTCCGAATCAGATTTAACTCCTTAGCTATTTCTTTTAAATATTTGTCACTCATTATTCCACCTCCTAATACCTTATTTTTTGTTTCTTAGGCTCTTTAGCTTCACTACAAGCCCAATGCGCCAGT